CGGCACCTTCGGCGGCGTGGACTTCATCGAGACCCCGCGTATCGACTTCACCGCTGACGGCGGCGCTTCCACCGTGGACGCCTACAACACCGTCATCTGCGGTAAGCAGGCGCTTGCCAAGGCTCATAGCCGTGGCGCTGGTTTCGGTGAGAACCCGTCCGTCGTGTTCGGTCCCGTGACCGACAGCCTCCGCCGTTTCCAGACGGTCGGCTGGTACCACCTCGTCGGTTACAGCCGTTTCCGTGAGGCTTCGCTCCAGCGGATCGAAACCTCGTCCAGCATCGGCGCTAACTGATAAGCGTTGATGGTGTAGTGTGAAGGGGGGTCGGGTGCGTGGCCCGACCCCTCTTTCTCGTTGTCTGGAGTTGTTATGCCTAAGGGTAAGCCGTACAGCAAAATCGGTAAGAAGGCTGCGAAGCCGATGCCTAAGAAGCGGAAGAAGAAGTAATGGCTAGCGGAATGTACGGCATTACGTTCCTCAACGCTCTGAAGAACGATCTTGCCCTCGATCTGGACGACACGACCGCTGACCGGTTCAAGGTCATGCTGGTCACGTCGTCCTACACCCCTGACTTCGGCACGCACGACTTCAAAGCTGATGTCACCAACGAAGTAGTCGGTACTGGTTACAGCGCTGGCGGCGAGTCGCTGACTTCGGTGACGTTGACCCAGTCGGGCGGCACAATCACGTTTGATGCTGATGACGTAACGTGGGCTTCGTCAACGATCACGGCACGCGGTGCTGTGATTTATGACGATTCGTTGGTAAGCGATCCGTTGATTGCGTATATCGATTTTGGTGCGGACAAGTCGTCGTCTGCTGGCGACTTTGTGTTGTCGTTCAACGCGTCTGGCATCTTCACTCTTGATCTGACCCCGTGAGGTTGACCTGTGGCTGCTAACTTCCCTGTTTCGAAAGATGACGTTTCGACGGTTGGTGACGGTACGCATCCGTCTGCTGATGAGGCGTTGTCGTCTACCGACGGTGGGCCTGCTCATCATGCGTTGCATCAGAACGTGGGTTTGGCGATTCGTGAGATTGAGGACAAGGTTGGTACGGGGGCTTCGGAACCGGCTGCGAACACTGTTCTGACGAGTATTGATACTGGCACGTCGGTGTGGGGCACGGTTGCTACTGCGATGATCGCTGCGGATGCGGTGACCGGCGCAAAGATCGCTGACGACGCGATTGATTCGGAGCATTACACCGACGGCTCGATCGACCGTGTGCATCTCGCTGCGGACATCATTGACGGTACGAAGCTGGCCGATGATGCGGTGGATTCTGAGCATTATGTGGACGGGTCGATTGACCGTGTGCATTTGGCTGCGGACATTGTTGATGGCACGAAGATTGCTGATGATTCGATTGATTCTGAGCATTACGTTGCTGGCTCGATTGACACTGAGCACATTGGTGACGATCAGGTCACCCAAGCGAAGATTGCTCCTGGGGCTGTTGACACAACCGAGTTGGCAGCAGGCGCTGTTGAAACTGCGAAGATCAACGATGACGCTGTCACGTCTGCCAAGATGGCAGCGACTGTTGCTGTTGACACAGCGTTTTCAGTCGGCACCCTGACCGCTGGCAGGGCGTTGAGCACGAACTCTGCGAACGCTGTCGATTTCTACCGCAGCACAGCGACCACGACCGAAGGCATCATTCTTGGCCGGTCTGACGTGGGCGGCGCTGGCTCGAACAAGTTCATTGTGTACGCCAACGGCGACGTGGCGACCTCGACGGCCAGCTACGGCGGTATTTCTGACGTTCGGTTGAAGGATGTTCTTGGTCCTAGCGGTGACCGGTTGGCGCAGATCAACGACATGGAAGTCATCAAGTATCGTTTGACGAAGACGACTGATGACGAAGGCAACATTGTTGATCTTGATGTGCCGTCGGAGGATTTGCTTGGGTTCTCTGCTCAGCAGTTGCAGACTGTTGCTCCTGGTTTGGTGGCTGAGGATGAGCACGGGATTTTGAACGTGAAGGTTTCTGTGTTGATCCCGATGCTTGTGAAGGCGGTGCAGGAACTAACTGCTCGTCTTGAGGCCGTGGAGGGCTGATGGAAGTTACGCCACAGGAGGTTGTGCAGGTGATCCGTGAACGGTTCCCGCTGCACTTTGAGATCGCCGTTCAGGCGGTGCAGATTGCGAAGTTGTCGCAGCCGCAGGAGGCTGCTGAGGAAGACTGATGGCTACAAACTACCCAGGATCGTTGGATACCGGCACGGAGCAGCCGTCGCCGTTGTCTACGACGGAGATGGACGATGCTGGGTTCGAGCATGATGTTGTCCATACGAATCATTCCGGCGCGATTATTGCTTTGGAAACGAAGGTTGGTACTGGGTCTTCGACTGCTGTTGCTGATTCGGTGTTGGCTGGAACGGGTTCAGGCACGTCTGGTTGGTCTACTGCTCCGTCGCTTGCTGGGTTGACGGTTGATACGGATACGTTGCATGTGGATGCGACGAACAATCGTGTCGGTATCGGCACTACGTCACCTGGCAAGACGCTCGACATTCAACGTGCAGGCGTGGTTGAAGTTCGTTTGGTGTCTACGGACGGCAACGATACGGCGGTCTTGTTTGGCGATAATACGGACACGATTCGTGCTTCTGTAAAGTACGACACGTCTGAGGATCGGTTGGAGTTTCGCGGGTACAACAACACCACACGAATGGTGATTTCGTCTAATGGCAGAGTTGGTGTTCGAACTACAGCACCTAACGATTTACTTGATGTAGGTGACGGCACAAACCCTGGCTCGTTCCGTGTTCACGCCTCGGGCGGCGGTGAATCGTTCCGTGTTACCGGCACAGTCGTGCGATCAACAAACATCGCAAACCTGACAACGGGTGCTGCTGCAAACGTGTACATCAACACGGCAAACAACAGCATCTACCGCTCCACGTCGTCCATGAAATACAAGACCGATGTTGAGACGATGGAAGACAGCTACGCCGACGCCATCTTGGGATTGCGGCCTGTGTGGTATCGGTCGCTAGGCCCAGACGACCCTGACTCGTGGGGCTATTGGGGCTTTATCGCTGAAGAAGTCGCACAAGTCGATCCTCGCCTGGTCAGCTTCGGCGTGCCAACGGACTACGAGCGGCAGTACGACGAAGACGGCGAACCGATTGAACCTGCCGTTGCGGACCTGACCGAACCTGAGAATGTCCAGTACGACCGCATGGTGCCGCACCTCGTCAACCTGCTAAAGCGCCATGAGGCTCGCATTGCTGCGCTAGAGGCGGCGTAGCCTCATGACCGCGTACCGGTCAACAAACACCTACCGTCAAGACCTCCTCAGGTACGACGGCACGGTCATCGTCAACGTCACCGTCACCCCTGCTGTCATCGCAGGCACCTCCACGGCACCCGCAGTCACCGTTACCGAAGGCACGGGCGTTACCGTTACGCCAGCAGTCATCGCAGCCACCTCGACGGCTCCTGCTGTCACCGTTAGCGAAGGCACGGGCGTCACCGTTACTCCTGCTGTCATCGCTGCGACAGCGGCTCTGCCAGCGGTCACCGTCGAGATCCTGCTTGTCGTCTACGCCGACACGGTTACTGGCACCGCAGCACTGCCAGCAGTCACGGTCACCGAAGGCGCAGGCGTCACAGTCAACGCAACGACTGTGTCCGTTTCTGGACTCATTCCAGAAGTCACAGTTAGCGAAGGCACCGGTGTCACGGTCACGCCAGCGGCTGTCGCAGCAACCTCCACGGTCCCCGACCCGATCATTACGGAGGGTGCGGGTGTCACGGTGGCTCGTCCGCAGATCGCAGCAACCAGCACAGTCCCGTCGCTGGATCTCTCGATGCGTTATGTACCAACCATTGAGAACATTCTGCCGCAGATCGACGTAGTGCCCTATCACACGAACGACCCTGCTCGTCGTTTGGCACGGTTCCGTACGCCGGGTGGCCGTGGCCGCAACATCTTTATTCTGACCAGCGGCACGGTCACGACCCGGCAACCGGGCGATCCGACGTTGATTAGCCGCACGTTGCTGGGCGGGCACGAATCACCGACTGATCTAACATCAGAAGAGCTAGATGCGCTGGTTGGCGCTGGATTTACCGTGGAGGTGCGCTGATGCCAAGGTACGACTACCGCTGCAAAGTGTGCGGCGCTGTTGAAGAAACGGTGCATGGGTTCAAGGAAGACCCTGAGATGCATTGTTTGGAGTGTGGTGCGGTGATGGGCCGCATGTTGGGGATGCCGTATGTGTCGCCGTCGGCAGTCCCGTCACGCAACAACGTCATTGACTTGGAGGCGACGAAGCAAGCTGAGAAGGAGAAGGTGGCTGACATGGACGCTTACAAGCGTCTGCGGAAGAACGGTGTGCAGCCGCCGTCGATCAATGGGTCCGCTCGGTTGGAAGCCAAAGCGGAAGACAAGCATGAGGTAAACTCCGGCAAGACGTTTTCGACTGCGACGAGTCGGAAGCGTGGCATGGGACTTGTGCGGGATGCGTTGGGTGAATAATGACTGCTCAGACTTGGATTGACGAGACGCGTGACCTGCTTCTCACTGACTATGTAGAAGAACAGGCGACGCTTGCCGGTGCGCTGGCCGCATCTGCGTCGGCTACGTCGGTGAGCTTTACTTTGCCATCAACGATCGTGCCCGGTGTGGTTCCTGGCGCAACGATTGAGGTCGGCACGGAACTGATGTATGTGTTCTCGGTGTCGGATGCCGGGTTGGCGACGGTGAAGCGTGGCTACAAAGGGTCGGAGGCTGCGGCACACTCAATCGGTGACCTTGTCACCGTGAACCCGAAGTTTCCTGCCTACCAGATCCTTGACGCGCTCAACCACGAGTTGCGTGATTTGTCGTCGCCGCAGCACGGCCTGTTCCAGATCAAGAACGTTGAGGTCACGTTCAACGCTGCACAGGACGGCTACGACCTGACCGGCGTCACCGACGACATCTTGTCGATCTACCAAGTCACCTACTCGGACCCTGGGTCGGAGGCGTCAGAGCCCGCGATCACCGAGTATGCGTTGCGTCGCGACCGCAACACGTCAGCGTTCCCGTCAGGCTATGGCTTGATTCTGCATTCGGATGCGTGGCCTGGCGAGACGGTGCGTGTCCTGTACAAGTGCGGGTTCGGCACCCTGACCGACGGCACCACAGCCCTGTCCACGACCGGGCTGCATCCTGAGGCGTACGATCTGCCTGCGTTGGGTGCAGCGTTACGGTTGATGTCGTCAC